CCAACAGAAAGATTAAAGGGTAATGGGTTATATAATTTAAGTAATCCTGTTTTATCTCTACTTAAGAGAGAATTTAATATTAAAACAGATGACTTTGGTGTAATTAAATTAATATCTCTTACAAAAGGAGATGAAGTTAATATACCATTTAAAGTAGCAATCGCAGATTCAAAATCAATTTGATTAATACCATTAGGAGTGATTCTTATTTCTCTTCTAGAAGGGGAAATTTCAGATATAGTAAAAGCATCTTTAGAGACTTCTAAAATACTTCTTTGAAAAGAAAAATTCATTACATAAGTCCCTGAATTATATCCATAATCTCTGAGGACTTGTTCGTAATCTATATCTATAGAAGTTATTTTAGGAGTTCCACTAGTACCAGGAGCATCAGTATAAGATTCATATTCTCTAAAACTTTTATCCGTAGTTAATAAAGTTCCTTGCTGATCAAATATTTTTAATTCAATAGAGTCATTACTCTGCCCAAAATTTCTTACTAGCTGTTTAGTAGGAATTTGGTCTATATCTTGAGAGTTAAGAGTCTCTATTGTTTGGGTATTTAACGTAGCCATTTATTAATTTGGTTTTAATGATTCTAATTTACTATCGATAGCAGATCTAACTTTATCTATAGCTAAATTTATATCTCTTTCATCCTTACCACTTGAAGATTTTTTAACATCAGCTCTCCATTGACTTTCACTTCTATTAGAATATTTTAAATCACTAGCTTTTGCTTTTTCATAAGCTTGTTTTAAATCTTTTTTAGGACCATTTTCGTATTTATTTTCACTGTCATTTTCTAATTGACCTTGATTAAATAATTGTTTTAATATATCTTGTAATGTATTATAGGTCATAGTAGGATTACCAGGATCACCAATCTGAGCTACATAAGCATCATATTCTGCTTGTGCAGCTTGGTTATTAACAGATTCTTCTAAACTTTCAGTATCGCCTAAAACTAAATTTTGAAGTTCATTTTCTAATCTTCTAATTTCACTTTCTAATTCTGATATTTGAGTATTTAAGTTATCTACAACAGGTTGTAAAGGATTATTATAACTTTCTACATAATCTAAACTGGTTTGAATTATAGTAGTGTGAGAATTTTCTCCTTCTTTAGGAATGTCAAAAAATATCTCATTATAATGATCAAAAAATTGATCAATTTCTATAGGAAGATCAGTAGTATTTAATTCACTAAATGATGTATCGACTTTTTTATTAAAATCCCCTTTACTATATATAGTTCTAGTAAACGTTATATCACCTTTATATTTAGAAGGAATTGGATTTTCTTCATCTACAATAGGACGAGGAGGTAAAGCTCTTGCCTTAGATTTACGAGCTCTTTTTTCTAGTAAATCATTTTTAAGACTTATTCTAGCATTCCCATAATTAAGAGATTTTGGTGATCCAGCCATTATGATTTAGTTATTTTAAAGTAGTATTTTTCATCAAAAACTTTTATTCCATCATTATTTTCATGTTTAAATAAAAGCTTATAATATCTTTCTTCTTCTAAACCATTCATATATAGTTTAAAATACATACCTTCAGAATCAGCACTTAATTTAGAAGTAGGCCCAAAAGGAATAATTGTTTCTTCAGTTGCATAATCAACTAAAGAATAATAAGATTCACTTGTAAAATATTTAGTATCTAAATAATTTGAAGACGTAACAAATCTACGTGTAGGGTATAATTCTCTAACATTTAACCTAAATTTAGGCTCTTCTATAGTTTTAAATTCGCCTTTATTATTTCTTAAAGTAACAAATATTTCTCCTGAACTTAATACAGAATTACCTGAGGCATAATTAGTGTCATAATTTGAATCATCCCAAGCAATATCTAAATAAGGTGGGAAAATCGTATGAGTATCCATAGAGAAGAAATTCAACTCCCCATCACTTATAGCTGTAAATTCTTGTGAACCTGAACGTTTTATAATAAATCCATTATTACTAACCCCATCAGGGTAAGTAGCTGAATCATTACTAGCACTGTAATGTTTTAATATAGGGGAGGTTATATCTAAGGAAATATCTAAATTATCATTAAATCCATAACTTCTAGTAGTTTCAAATCCTGAACCTGTATACCATACACCACCTCCGGGCGATGTTGCCGTCCAACTTCCCGTAGTACCCGCAGATAAACTGGCAGTATTCCAATAAGTCCCTATAGCACTATATTTGATCGCATTATCACTTCCATCGCGGTATTTCCAGGATACCCCATCAGTAATCTGAGGAGTATTATCTAATCTACCAGTACCATTTACCCAACTCTCAGCTAAAGGATAAACTTCTAAATGCTGATCTACACTTAACTCTCTATGTTCAGTTTGCCATAAGTTTAAACTAGCGGTGACTATATCTTTATTGCCTACTTTATTATTAATTACATTAACTAACTCAGTTGTATTAAATTGTATTAATATTCTACTTGGGTAATAATTTGAATCAGTACTTGATTCAATATCTCTTATAGTTAGTATTTCATCAATACCTGTGTTTAAAGATTGATTAGTAGGATGAGAATATATTGTAGCGTCCTTTTCGGGAAATAAGAAGTAATGTGCCATTGTTATTAATTATCGAGTTACTCTACCAATTATATCGTTATTAGGATATTTCAATTCAAATAATGCAGGATCTACAGGTGGGTATATTATATTATTACGAGTAGCAGCTTCGAAGTTATATTTAAATTGAGAATAACCATCATTAACTCCGTATTTATTTGTAAAGATTACTTTGTCTACATTTTGGACTCCATCAACAGTGTATAAAATATTATTTATATCACCTTTTATGATTGGTTGATTGATTTGCCAGTTATCAATATTAAAGAAATCTTTAAGTCTATTAATGCATCTAATCAACACAGAGTCATTATTAAATCCTTTTTTAACACTGATATCAAATTCTACACTAAAATTTAATACAGATGCATCTTTAATATTAATAGCATCTGTTAACATTCTATATTGTTCTAAATAAGTTGCTAAATTAATTTTAGCAACATCAGGTAATGTTTCTAATTTCCTTCGAAAATTATATCCTAAAACGTATAAATTTAAAGCATTAGGATTAGCAATACGCTTACTAGTTTCAAGAGATATTTGATTATCTTGTGTTATATAGGCTTTAGCTATATTCCCAAATTGAACAGGCATTGATAATGCTCTAAATATATAATCTTCTTTAGTTACAGTTCGTTTTTGAGCTGCAAATTGTGCCATAGTATTTAAACGGATGTCTTGAGCTGAATCACCTGGTCCACCCCCTAAAGCGGGTTTTGGGTTAGTGCAAGATAAAGAATTAACAGCGTCGTTAAAAACCGAGGAATCAAGATTACCTTGGCGAGGAGTTATAACTACATCACCTATTCTATTAATTGTATTAGCGTTAGTATTAGCTTGAACTCCACCACCTACTAAATATTTCACAGTTAAAGTAGTATTAGATGGTGCTTCACCATATGCCTTAGTATATAAAAAGTTAGAAGGATCATAAGCAACATCTAATAATGATCTACCATCACGAATACCTAAACCAATATTATCTGGGTTAGGAATAATTGTTGTATCGTCACCCCCGGTTGATCCAGCACCAAAATGGATTTCCATTTTTTTATTTGACCTAAACCTAGTAATAAATCTTTTAGATACTTTTTTAGTTCTTAATAAATAAGGAACTTGTCCATTATATTGAGGTAAATCCGGATCATACGCTTCATTATTAGGCACTTCCTCAAACACAGTTTCTTGAGCTAAATAAGGTACTTCAGTCCAAGTATTACCTTCTGAGTCTGTGATTGATTGGATTCCTATTATATTAGAGTCATCTAAAGATATAGTTTTAAATCTTTCAACTCCTTGTATATTAAATGTAGCTGTTTTAACTTCAGCACTAATAGCTTTAACTTTTTTCTTTAATAAGAAATAATCAGGTTGTGTACTGCCGGGTGCTAAAGAGTAAATTGTTTGCTCAGTAGGGTCAGCAGATGAAGAAAATGCAAAATTTACATCATTTTGTATAAGATATCTTACCCCACTACCATTATTAGGCAAAAACTCAGAATTTTGTCTGACTTTATATGCGTACCTCCAATCAGGGTTACCATTAGCAGCAGGAATTTGTTGGAATATTTCTAACTCAACCACCGCAGGAGTAGTTACAGCAGGAGTATATCCTAAATTATAGGCTAAAGCATATAAGTTTTCTCTTTCTTGGGCATATTGTAAAAATACCTCTTGAATTTGAGCGTCTGTGTAAAAAGAAAGGACATCACCAATATATGATGCCATTTCAATGAACATAGTTCCGGGGCTACCTTCGGTAAAATCATTTAATAGGTCAGGGTAATATACCTCTGCCATATTGATTAAGGCATTTTTAAAATCATTAAAATCCTTATCTAAATATCTTACGGGTTTTGTGTTATTAACTGCTGTAGAGTATGCCATTATACTTCGTTATTAAAATTGTCGTTAGTAAAACTTAAAGCAACCGAATCTTCTTCATCATTATTATTTAAACTATAATTAATTGTCACATATAAAATATGACCTTGTGGACCACCATCTCTTAGAGCTATATTTTTTAAAGTAATTTCTGGAACATATTGTTCAACTTGTGGGGTTACTATAGCTCTTAATTCTTCACCTGCTATGGGGGTATTTTGCTGGAATAATCTGTTTTTTAAACCAGCACCAAAGTTAGGATGGTGCACTCTTTCACCAGGCGAAGTTAATAAAACATTGATTAATTTTGATTTAGCGTGATCTTTAGTTGTATAATCTAAATCAAATATTTTTTTTCTATTAAAAGGCAGTCTTGCACCTACTGCGACTTTTTCATCAATGTCGACAGGTTCTATTCTAATAGGTTTTCTAAGCTTAATAGCCATTAGGGTCTAAAGGTTTTCTTTTTATCCATAGCTGTCATTAATTGACTGTAATCTTTGTTTATAAACTGGTTTACAGGATCGTTAGCAGCAAATGTTTGTTCTGGTGTAGGTGCTATAGCTGTTTCAGATAAAAGTGAATTAAGAGTATCATTACCCGTATTAAAATTAGGTGGGGGCATTTGAGCTCTTAATTTTGCTCTAAAATCTTCTACCTCTACTTTATCGACTTTATTTTCAAATATAGGTTGTTGAGGCTGATTATTCAATTCTTCTTTTAAAGTTTGAATTTCGCGTCGTAATGCATAATCGATTTCTTCACGTACAACTTTTCTAATAATTTTTTCGAACGCACTTAATTTCATATCTTATGGTTTTTAATAAATATTAAATATTTCGATTTATTGGGATTTCTCTTATACCTGATTCATATACTTCAGTACCTGGGCCGTTTTTCGTTACTTCATATCTAACTTTATATGTTGGAAGAACAACTTTAGTAATTACATCTTTTAAATTATCAGGATTCTTTAAATACGTTTCAAACGTAATACCACCTAACACTGTATTAGTATCTTGATCTCCTGTGGTAGTATCTTGTGTTTCTGTTAGAGGTAATGATAAATTAAAGTTAGCCCATATAGAATTTAATTGATCTAATAATGCTTGTAACTGATCAATTACCGCTTGGGTATTATTAATACCTAAATCTATAAAGGGTTCTAGTTGGTCTACTTCATCTGTAAAGAATTTAGTAGGAGTATTTAAATTAGATATAACTCCTTCAACATTTTTAATTTTGTCTTTAAAATCTTTTTTAAATTCTGTGATTTTAGCAATTACAGTACCACTAACCACAGGGGTTACTTGAGAAGCTAATACAAGATCTAATGTAGGTAATAATTTTTTTATTATAGTGATAATTCCTAGTTCTGGGTCTGCAAAAATATTTGTGACTTCATTTAATTTAGAAAAATTATCTCTTATAGAATTAAATTTAGCTTTAATAGCTTCTAATTCTTCTTTTACTCCTTCTAATTTTTTTATAGCTTTTTCTAAAAGATTTCTAAATTTAT